GAAGCAATATTCTGAAGTATGCTTCTCGATATGACAAAAAGGGAACTGCTCGCCGTGACATTATGAAGATTCTGCACTATGCTGTTCTTCTAATGAATTTCAATGACAAAAACGCACAACGCGAAATCTATCCTCAATGAAACTGAAATCCAACAATATGAAACTGTCTGATCGCACACTCAACCTTCTCAAGAACTTTTCTTCAATCAATCAGTCTATTCTCTTCAAAGAAGGAACTAAATTGAGGACAATCTCTGTGATGAAGAATATCCTTGCAGAAGCAAATATTTCTGAAGACATTCCCCGTGACTTTGGCATTTATGATCTGAATCAGTTCCTTAATGGTCTTAACTTGCATCAGAATGCAGAACTTGACTTTCAGAATGATGGTTATGTGGTTATCAAAGAAGGTCGATCTCGATCCAAGTATTTCTTTGCAGACCCTAATGTCATTGTGACTCCTCCAGAGAAGTCTATTTCTCTGCCTACTGAAGATGTATGTTTCACTCTTGATACTAATCAACTGGATAAACTGTTGAAAGCAGCAGCAGTGTATCAACTGCCAGACCTTTCTGCAGTTGGTGAAGCAGGTGTAGTCAAACTTGTTGTTCGCGATAAGAAGAACGAAACTTCTAATGACTTCTCTGTTATTGTTGGTGAAACTGAAAGTGAGTTCTCTTTCAACTTTAAAGTTGAGAATATTAAGATTATTCCTGGTTCTTATGAAGTAGTTGTATCCAAGAAACTGTTGTCTCGTTTCAAGAGTACCCAATATGATCTGACTTACTATATTGCACTCGAACCCGATTCTACATTTGAATGAGGTATATTGTGAGATATCAACTTCCAGGTGATACTCGTTACCTGGAAGTAACTGTTGAGGCAAATAACCAGTGTCATGCGACAAAAGTTGCTCAAGCACAAATTCCCTCTGCTAAAATTGTTGGTGGTCCGCAACCTGTGAAATGAAAGACTGGAAAAATGTATTTGAAAATCTTACAGAAAAAGAAAAACGCAATCTTGCAATTCTTCGAGTATTAGAATGTACTAATGGTATTATTCAATATTCTTATCGAAGGAATGATCCGTGGGCACTATCTATTGAAGATACTAGAAAATCCATGAAGTTTAGCATGTCCTGTATTAAGAATATGCAAATTCCTCTTAAAGAAGAAACAATTACTTTCGGTGATGATCTTGCAGAAACTTTCGGACAAATTCGTGATTTGTATGTGAGTGGAACAAAGAAAGGGAATAAAGAAGACTTTTCTGAATTCATGCGTATCTCTTCTATTATGATTAATGTTCTTGGAAAGGAGAGAATTTTAGAAGCACAAAAAGTTTTATCACAACAAATATGCGACATTCCCCCAGACAAACTACAATGGGGTGTGGATTATATGATGCAATTTATAGTTGATGAAACAAAAAACAATTCCGATTGATGTTGCAATGAGAGTATTGGGCAGCATTCTTGTGATTGCTGCTTATTTTATTGTTTTGCATGTAAGTGTAACATTTGGAGTAATTTTACACTTTGTTGCAGACTTTATTTCAGTTCCTTACTTTGTTAGGACAAAATCTTGGGATGTGGTTATTATGCTTACATTCCTGTTGATAATTTCTTTATCAAAATTGTTATGAACATTTTTGTCACAAGTTCAGATCCTTGGGAATCCGCTAGGGTTCTTCCAGACAAACACATTGTTAAAATGCCCCTAGAGACTTGTCAGATGCTTGCTATTGTTGCTTCTGATAAATGGGGACGTGGGTTCGGCACTCTTCCCAAAGCAGACGGTACTCCCTATGCGACTGAGAAGGGTGCTTTTCGCAATCATCCCTGCACTATCTGGGCAAATGAATTTGTGATGAATTGGCAATGGTTGCTTGAACATGGCATTGCTCTCTGTGATGAGTACAAGATGCGTTATGGTAAGGTCCATACTTGCTTTCGTACCTTGATGGTAGCAAAGGATATATTCCCTTCAGGAGACCCTACAGGGCGTTCTGGGAAGGGTCCTACACCCTTCGTAAGGGCAATGCCTGACGAGTACAAACTTGACACAAGCATCTCCACCTTTGATGCTTACAAAATGTATATTGCATCTAAACCGTGGGTGTGCGATAATTATCTTCGTATCCCCGACCGTAAACCTGACTGGGTATAATTATGAATCGTAATGAATTTCTTTGGGTCGAAAAATATCGTCCTAAAACTATTGACGAGTGCATTCTTCCCGATGCTACCAAGAAGACTTTCAAAGACTTCCTAGATAAAGGTGAGGTTCCTAATCTTCTTTTGTCTGGACCTCCTGGTGTGGGTAAAACCACTGTTGCAAAAGCACTATGCCACGAACTTGGAGTTGACTATTATGTCATTAACGGATCTGACGAAGGACGGTTTCTGGACACGGTACGGAACCAAGCAAAAAACTTTGCATCGACCGTCTCACTTTCTTCGACTGCAAAACACAAAGTCATCATCATTGATGAGGCAGATAACACAGGGAACGATGTACAACTCCTCTTACGGGCTAATATTGAGACGTTTTATAACAACTGTCGATTCATCTTCACCTGTAACTACAAAAACAAAATCATCGAACCTCTCCACTCTCGATGCGCCTGTATCGAGTTTGGAATTAAAGGAAAAGAAAAACAACAGATTGCAGCAGGATTCTTTAAACGTCTCCAAGAAATCTTGGATACAGAAGGTATTAAATATGATAACAAGGTCTTGGTAGAACTCATCAACAAACACTTCCCTGATTGGCGTCGTGTTTTGAATGAGTGTCAACGTTACTCTACTAGTGGTAGTATTGATTCTGCGATTCTTGCATCTTTCTCTGATGTCTCTGTAAATGATCTCATTAAATGTCTCAAAGAGAAGAACTTCTCGGAAGTCCGTAAGTGGGTTGTTTCTAATTTGGATAATGATCCTGGGGTTCTTTTCCGTCGTATTTACGATGCTCTTCTTGTATCCCTTGAAAACAATTCTATTCCTGCTGCTGTGCTTGTCATTGCTAAGTATCAGTACCAAGGTGCTTTCGTTGCTGACCAAGAAATTAACTTCTTGGCGGCGTTGACAGAAGTAATGGTGGAGTGCGAGTTCAAATGACAGAAGAACAACTAGAAAAAGAACGTTGTGTAGATGATGATTATGCTGTCATCAGTCAGTTCTACACAGCAAAAAGACGTTATCCAACCATTCCTTTTTATCTTCGAGATGAGAATGGAGATACATATGAGTTTGGATGGCAACTAATTTACCAATACATTGAGAAGTTAAATGACTAACGTAAAACTGTTTCGTATCATCACAGGTGAAGAAGTAATCGCAGATCTTCTCTCTGAGGATGAATCAACTGTGACTGTTCAAAATGGTCTGGTAGTTCTTCCTTCAGGTCAGAGTGTTGGATTTGCTCCTTGGGCAACTGTGATTGATAAAGATCAGCCTGAAATTACTGTAAATAAAAATCATATTGTTTACATTGCAGAAGTTGATGAAGGTGTGACCAAGAAGTATAATGAAATCTACGGAAGTAAATTGGTAACACCAGATAAAAAGAAATTGATTCTCTAAATTATGGAACTAAAAGACTGGTTGAACTCACTCAACTTCACGAAGGAGAACCTGATTCAGGAAGACCCTTCGTTGACTAAAGATTATCCACCATACATTATCAATCGTTGTCTGTCTGGTCACATGGATTGTATTATGTTCGTCAATGAGATGAACAAGTATCACAACCTGGACAAAGATATGCAATATGAATTTTATCTAAATACTTTGAGAAAGAGGAAGAGATTCTCTCCTTGGCTCCGTAAAGATAAGATCTCAGATTTAGAGGTTGTGAAACGTTACTATGGTTATAGTAATGAGAAAGCTTCTCAGGCTTTGAAAATTTTATCCAATGAGCAACTTAATTTTATTAAACAACGACTTGATACTGGTGGAAAAAAATGACACAGACTGTTGAACCTCAGGTTAATTGGTCTAAAGAGCAGATGGTAGAGGTTAGGCTCAATGAACCTGATGACTTCCTGAAAGTTCGTGAGACTCTTACACGTATTGGTGTAGCTTCTAGAAAAGAAAAGAAGTTGTATCAATCTTGTCATATCCTGCATAAACAAGGTAAGTATTACATTGTTCACTTTAAGGAACTATTTGCCTTAGATGGAAAGTATGCTAACCTTACTATTAACGATGTTCAACGTAGGAATCGTATCACTCGTCTTCTTGTTGACTGGGGACTAATTGATGTGGTGGTAGAGGAGTCTATCCTTGATATTGCTCCACTCAATCAGATCAAAGTTCTTCCTTACAGAGATAAGAATGAGTGGACTCTGGAACAGAAGTACAACATTGGTAAGAAGAATAACAAAACTGAAAAATCCGAATAAATAATACTGAGTCTTTCGTGCAGACTCTACGAATGTCGGAAACCCCTATAAGGAAGTGTGGTTCTTACTATACTTCCTTTTTTCGTTTCATGGTATAAATAAGTGTGGATGCCTTCGGGGTCCACACAATCAAATCTCGCTTTCAAAGGAGAAGTACAGATGACTAACATTCAGAAATATAATGCTGCCGATTTGGATCAGTTGATGGATAAGATTGCCAGAAATTCTATTGGTATGGATGATTATTTTAATAGGATTTTTAGTGTATCTACACAAAACTATCCACCATACAATGTTATTCAGGTAAATAGTACTGAAACAAGACTAGAAATTGCACTAGCAGGATTTAAGAGGGAACAGGTTCATGCTTACACCGAGTATGGAAAACTTTTTATCAGGGGGGAAAAAGAAACATCTGATGAAGAGGGAACGTTTATCCACAAGGGATTGGCTCAAAG